CTTATACAATTACATCTTCTGTTGCAGCAAATGGTTCTGATACTGGTAATGGTGGTGGTAGTATTGTTGGCACATATCAAATAAACACAGGTCTTGATGTTACAGTTGGTGGAACTGGATGGGGTGCAGGACAATGGAGCGGCACAACATCTGGTGCTTTAGCAACACAACTTAACGAAGCCTTAGATGCAAGTGAAACTGCAATAGACGTTGATAGCGCAACAGGCATTATAGCAGGTGATTTAATATTAATAGATAATGAATTAATAACTGTTGGCACATTATCATCAAATACTCTTGGCACTGGTGGTGGTCCATCAGTAAGGGGCGCAAGTGGTACTACAGCAGCAACTCATACAGATAACACGCTTGTTAGATTAGCTGTGGGTAACGAAGATTCTGCTAATGATTTTGTTGGATGGGGCAATGCATCAAGTCTTACTGTTTCTGGTGCGCAAATTAGATTGTGGTCGCATGATAATTTTGGAGAAGACTTAATTATTAATCCAAGAGATAGTGGCTTGTTTTATTGGGACAAAACTTCTGGAGTATCTGCTAGAGCTATTGAACTTAGTGCCACTACTATATTTTCTGGAGAAAGAAGCGTGCCAACTGTAGCCAAACAAGTAATGGTATCAGATAGCGATAGGCATGTTATTGCTTTTGGATGTGACGGATTAGGCGCTAGTCTTACATCCACACAAGGCAATGGTATACAAGACCCTTTGTTAATTAGATTTTCATCACAGGAAAATCCTGTTGACTGGTTTCCTACTACAACAAATACTGCAGGAGATATAAGACTTGGTGGTGGCTCAGAGTTTGTGCAAGCAGTAGAAACAAAAGAACAAATACTAGTTTTTACTAATAAAAGTTTACATTCTATGAGATTTATTGGTCCTCCTTTTACATTTGGTATAAAAGAGCTTTCTAAAAATATAACTATTATGAGCCCTTCATCAGCTGTAGCTGTTGACGATAGTGTTTTTTGGATGGGAGTAGATACATTTTATATGTATACAGGTCAAACACAACAAATACCATGTTCTGTTAAAGACAAAGTATTTTTAGACTTTAACTTTGACGAAAGAGACAAAGTGCATGCAGGTGTTAATTCAGAGTTTAGTGAGATTACTTGGTTTTATCCTAGCGCAAGCAGTATAGAAATAGATAAATATATTACATATAATTATTTGGAAAACATCTGGTATTTTGGAAGTTTAGCAAGACAAGCATGGCTTGATAGAGGTATAAAAAACTTACCTGTAGCAACTGGTGGGCAGTATTTATACAATCATGAAGTTGGATTTGATGATGATGGCTCGGCTATGACAGCATTTGTTGAGTCTGCTCCTATGGCTTTAGGTGATGCAGGTAGAATGGCTTTTCTTAATAGAATAATACCAGATATAAACTTTAGTGGCTCTACATCTATTAACCCAAGTGTAGATTTTACTGTTAAGGCAAGAACTCATTCTGGATCAGGCTTTACACAAACTGATACAGACACAACTCAAAGATCAGCAACAAGTCCTGTAGAAACATATACAGAAAAACTTGATTTAAGAGTTAGAGGCAGAACATTTGCTCTTAGAGTTGAGTCCACTACTGTAGGAACAAAATTTAAATTAGGAACACCGCAAGTACATGTGGTGCCAGATGGAAGAAGATAATGTTAGTTGTAGGTATACCACAATATGTTCAAGGTCTTACAAACGCTAAAGTTGATTTAACAACAACTGCTGTAACAACTGTGTATACAGCACCTTCTAATGCAGATTTTAACTCTTCTATTGTAAGTAGTATAATAGTATCTAATGATTCTGGTAGTGGAGATACAATAACATTAACGATTACTGGAGATGGTTTAAGCTCAACTGGAACACTTACTGATCAGGCATTTAGCTTATTTCAAGTTAAAGCGGTTGCAGCAAATACATCAATAGAGTTGTTAACAAGAGATTTAGTATTACAAAGTGGAGATATATTAAAAGCAACGGCAGCTACAGGCGGTAGATTGCATGTTATAGCAAGCATACAAGAGTTTGCTTTACATAGAACGCCACAAAGCGCTTTATAATATGTTTAAAGCTTTGGTAACTATGTGCGTAATTGGAGCGCCTAATAGTTGCGTAACATTAGAGGATCAATATGGGCCTTATGAAACAGAGTTTGATTGTAAACAAAGAGCTTTGGCTATTAGCAGACAAGTTAATAGGTCATATCCTTTGTGGAAACCATTTAGATATCAATGTAAAAAACTACCAGCAGGGAGATTAAAATGGAAAACATGGTATTAGATGCTTGGAATGAGTTAAGTTATGTTGAAGGCGTTTTATTTACTGTCTGGTTATTTGTGCTTTATTATGGCAAGGTATGGATAGACAGCAAGTTTAAAGGGAAGGAATGCACATGCTTACGGCGTTAATAGGACCTGTATCTAATCTTCTTGGTAAGTTTATAGAAGACAAAGATATGAAAAACAAGTTGGCACATGAGGTGGCAACGATGGCTGAGAATCATGCACAAGAATTAGCTAAAGGTCAGCTAGAGATTAACAAGGCAGAAGCCGCACATAGGTCTATCTTTGTAAGCGGATGGCGCCCCTTCGTTGGTTGGACATGTGGTATTGCCCTATGTTGGCATTTTGTACTTGCTCCAGTTACTATGTTTGTTTGTTCTTATTTAGCAGTAGAAATACCAGAGCTTCCAACTTTTGATATGGGTTCACTTATGACGGTTTTGATGGGAATGCTCGGATTGGGCGGACTTCGCAGTTTCGAGAAGTATAAGGGGTTAACTAAATAATGTTGTGGCATTGGCTTACGTTATCAAAGTTTTTTAACAAAATAGGTAATTATTTTTATTACAAACATGTAAACTGTTTAAGAAAAAGACAAGGGAGATAGCCGTGGATATAGAACAATTAAGAGAAGAGATAGAAGCAGATGAGGGTAATGTACCTGAAATATATCTCGATCATTTAAAATTACCAACTTTTGGAATAGGTCACCTTGTAAAAAAGACAGACCCAGAATATGGTATGCCTGTTGGTACACCAGTAAGCAGGAAGCGTATAAACAGTTGTTTTAATGATGATATACTAGGAACAATAGAAGATTGTGAAAAGTTATATAAAGATTTTTATAAGCTACCAGAAGAAGTAAAATTAATATTATGCAATATGATGTATAATTTGGGGTACACAAGACTCTCAAAGTTTAGTAAACTAAAACTGGCTGTAAATAAAGGTGATTGGGAATCTGCATCAAAAGAGATGCATGACTCAAAATGGAGAGTGCAAGTGCCTAATAGAGCAGAAAGATTAATAAGCAGAATGAAAGCAGTAGGAGCATAATATGTTATCAACAATATTAAGTTTAGCAGCGCCAGCGATATTAGGACCAGCAGGATTTGCTATATCTGGTATGACTCCAATGATGGCTAGTGCAATAGGCGGTGGAATAGGATCGTTATTGCAAGGTGGTAGTGGACAAGATGCATTACAAAGCGCAGCTTTAGGCGGTCTTGGCGGTTTTCTTGGCGGTAAATTTGGTGGAGTAGATCCAAATATGGCAATGACACCTTCTGCTGGTTTTGGAACTGCAAATGCTGCTGGAATGGCTGCTGATGGTGGTATAGGAGCAATAACAGATGCATCAGTTGCGCAAGCAATGGCATCTCCTACTTCTATAGGTTCAGCTTTAACTAGACCAGAAGCAATAGGCGCCGGTTTAGGTGGAATGATGGCTGATTCGATGCAAATGCCAGAATATAAAAAACCAGAAGAAGATGATCCTGTAATGCCAAGAGGTATGCCTATTAAAAATACATCAGTCTTTCCTGAGATGGGTTATGATGGAGGCAAAAAAGGTGAGTTTGATTATAGAATTGCAAAGAACTATGCAGAAGGCGGCCCATTAGAAGATGAGGGTATGGCTCCTATGGACATGGGTCTTGGTGGTATGACTGAAGATGGCATGAATGACAAAGAGTTAATAAGTGGTGCTATAGACGTTATACAAGGCGAAATAAGCGACCCTGATCAACAAAAAGTAATACTAGCACAGTTTGTATCACAGTTTGGTCAAGAGGCCTTACAAGACCTTGTAGCAAGAGTTCAATCTGGTGACATTCCATCTGGCCAACAAGAAGGAGACGGAAAGATAGAAGGTGCTGGTGACGGTATGGCAGACATGGTTCCAGCTACTATGGAAGGTGATCAAGATGTTTTACTTAGTGACGGGGAGTTTGTTGTTCCTGCTGATGTTGTTAGTGGTATAGGAAACGGCTCATCTGATGCAGGCTCTAATAAGTTAGAAGATATGATGGATAGAGTTAGAGAATTAAGAACTGGTGGAACTACACAGCCACCTGCAATACCTGACGAGATGATGTTACCTGCATGATCTTTACGGCAATACCTAGAGAAGCTCTAGACGTTGTTTGGCAGGATGTAGCTTCGATGCTTGCAAAGGCAGTTGCTACAAGTAATGGTAAGTTTCACATAGATGATATTTACCGTGATATAGAGAATGGCACTTATAGTTTATGGCTTGCTATAGACAAAGAATTAGAAGGAAACAAGGTGGTAGCTGGTATAACAACAAGAGTAATTGCATATCCTAACAAGAAATCTTTAGCTATGGATTGGATAGGTGGCAATAGAATGACTGAGTGGATGCCACTTGCTATGGAAAAATTAACAAAATTTGCTACAGACTGTGACTGTTGTGCTTTAGAGGGTTATGGTAGAAAAGCATGGGGTAGAGTATTAAAAAGATATAACTGGGAGCCAGATTATATTGCTTACAAAATGGAGATAGATAATGGGTAAAGGTTCTAAGGCACCGCCACAACAAACAGAACAAAATATAGTACAAAGTAATTTACCTAAATACTTTGAGCCATATGCCATTGACATGATGAAAAGGGCTGAAGCTGAGTCTAAGCGTGAGTACACCCCATATGAAGGACAAAGACTTGCTGACGAGAATGCAGATACCTCAAGATCAAGAGAGATGGCAAGAGCAGCCGCAGAAGGTGGCATAGCTGGATTAGACACTGCACAAGCAGGTACATCTGCAGGTATGAATAGAGCTTTATCTGGTATGGGATATCAGTCTCAAGATTTTGATTCTGCGCAAGCTCAAAAATATATGTCTCCATATTTACAAAACGTATTAGATGTACAAAAAAATCAAGCTGTATTAGATTTTAACAGAGGTCAAGCTGATCGTAACTTTGCAGCTAATCAAGCTGGTGCATTTGGCGGCTCTAGACAAGGTGTTCAACAAGCATTAGCAGGTGAAGGATTACAAAGACAACTTGCAGAAATACAAGCTACAGGTCAGCAAAAAGCATTTGAGCAGGCTCAACAACAGTTTGGAGCAGACAGAGATGCTAGAGCGCAAGCAGAAAAAATGGGACTATCTGCCGCAGAAAGCTTATCTGGTCAATCAGCGCAGCTTGCTGCACTCGGTGAAAAGGCAAGAGCAGGTGATATAGAGTCAGCTCAATTACTAGAAAAGATATCAAAAGATAGAATGGCTAGAGAGCAAGCAGGATTAGACTTGTCATATGAAGATTTTGTAAGACAAAGAGATATGCCAAGAGAAGACCTTACATTCTTGTCTTCAATATTAAGAGGTGTTCCAGTTCAACCGTCTACAGAGACAACCAAGCTACAAAACAGAGACCCTTTCCAAGACTTGTTAGGAACAGGTATAGCTGGTCTTGGTTTATATAAAGGGATAACAGGATAATGATGAATCTATTACAAGTTCAAGATGATTTAAAAAACTTCTCTCAAGATCAACTTGTAAAAGAAATGCAACAACCTAGTGGAACTACACCGCAGTTTCTTGTTTTATCTGAACTAAACAGAAGAAAAAGAGTTAAGGGTGACTTAGAAGCTAGACAAGCACAAAATCAACCTACAGTAGCAGAAGAAGCCGTAGCATCAGCAGGTGTGCCTCAATCAGGTATGATGGGTATGCCAGAGGCTATGGCTCCAGCAAGTGCAGATTCTGAGGGCATTGGCTCTATGATGCCTAAGTCTATGAGGTCTGGAGGAGAAGTAGAAAGATATGCTGAAGGAGGATTACTAGAAGGAATAGCAGAAAGCGTTAGCCGCAACCAAGAAATGTTAGGTACAGTAGCGCAAAATATGGGTAAAATGAATTCAAATATTATGCAGCCAAGACCGGCTATGCCTATACAACAGCCTTTTAATCCAATTATGACAGACATGGAATACAGAAGGCCTCGTAATGACAGACGTTATGTTTTTAATGGTTTTGGTGGATCACCTTTTAACACAGGTCAAAATAGGATAGGTCAACCTTTGGGCTTTGGTGGTAAGGGCCCACAAAGACCCGGTAGAAATACATATGGAAGACCTGACTCAACAATAGCAGGATTAGGCGCTTTTGCAGACATATTTAATAAAAAATCACCAGCTGTAGAGCCTCAAGCTATGGCAGAAGGTGGGGTTATAAGAGCGCAGGATGGATTGCCGGAAGATGATAAAGAAAGTTATTTATCAAGATTTGGATCTTCTATATATAATTTTTTACAACCAGATAAAGAAGTTATAGAAGGAAGAATACAAGAAAGTAATCCTTTAGGAATAGGTCCCGTTCTTTCCAGCCCCTACACCGAATCAATTTTAGATAATGATAAAGAAAAAAAAGTAAATGAAAAAGATGCTTTAGAAGATGAAAATGCTGTTATTGGTGATGGGAATCAAAACATAGTACCTAGCCCAAAGTTAAATTTAACTTCTGGCGATGAAAATAAAACATTATCAATAGAAGAGGAGCTTCTTAAAAGACAAGCTGGATTAGACAAGAGCAGAAACTTTGATAAATACATGGCACTTGCTCAAGCTGGTTTAGGTATACTTGCATCTGAGAAGCCAACATTAGCTGGTGCTATTGGTGAAGGTGGAATGCAGGGTCTAGATGCTTTTAACGCAGCTAATAAAAGATATGAAGAAGGTATTACCGACATCCTCAATGCGCGCAGTAAGATACAACAAGCTAGAATAGCCGCTGGAGCTAAGGGAAAATTAACCCGATCTGGTGCTATACAGGCTTTGAATAGTTTTAGCACTTCTATATCATCTAAAGAAAAATTAATTTCAGATATTATGAAAGATTCGTATAACTCTCCAAGCGATGAACAGAAAAATGAAATAGCAGCGTTAAGAGAATCTATAAAAGATTTAGAATTTCAAAAAAGTCAATTATTTGGAGAGGCTAAGATAAGACCAAGGCCTTCAATTAATGTAGGAAAGTTACCGTCAACACAAAAGGCATCTTAAATGGGAATGTACTCTACGATTAGTCCTTTATCTGGGAAGCTATATGACTTTGAAATAGAAGGTGAAACACCTAATCAAGAAGAATTTGATAAGATTCAAAACTATATTTCTACTGATGGAAATTATAATCAAGAAGTCCCCGCTGCGCCCGAAGAAGATGAAGGCGGATTACTAACTTTTGGTAAGTCTACTGCTGGAGGATTTTTATCTAGTCTAGCTCAAATTCCCGGGGGCATATCTGCATTAGGAGAATATGTTGGTGGCTATGATATAGGCTCTACTGATTTTGGTAAAGCTGCTCAAAACTGGTCTAATGAAGCAGCGTTAGGCTTACAAGATACTTTTGATATGAATGAAAGTATATCAAGTAAATCAGGTCAAGCTGCTGGTTCATTGCTTTCTTTCTTTATTCCCGGAACATTTGTGGCTAAAGGAGCCTCTTTATTAGGCGCTGGAGCAAGAGTAGCTGGAGCATCTGCTTTAGGAACGATGGCAACGCAAGGTGCAGCTTTACAAACATCTGATCAATTAAATAGAATGGCTAATTTTATTGAGAATGGTGGTGAAATTGATGAACAAACTAAAAGAGATGCAGTTGGTTTAAGTGCACTGTTAGGAACAACCGAGGCATTGCCTTTTGCTCCTATGTTCAGAACACTTGGCACTACAATGAGAATACTCAAAAAGGTTCCTAAAGCCGATATAGATAAAGCATTAATGACTATTGGTGGTAAATTAAAAAGATCATTTGGCGCTGGTATTGCAGAGGGCGCGCAAGAACTAGGCGCTGGAATTGTTCAAGATTTAATTGAGCAAGGTTTATATAATCCTGACCTTGAGGTAGGACAAAGTGCTTACGATGATGCTGTATACGGTGGTGGTGCAGGTGCTGCTTTAAACTTAATTGTAGATAGTGTTAGAGGTAGGCAGTTAAATAAGTTTTATAAAAAAGGAATGCAACTAGACGAAGACCTTAAAAACTTAAATAGAGAAGCTACACAACGTCAAAAGAATTATGAAAATTATGCCGAGTCTTTGAAGCCTACTTTGCTATTAGAAGGACCTAAGAAAGACATACCTGAAACACAAGAGCAACGTCTCCTTCAAGGGCCTAGTCAAAAGATAGAAAAGTCTATAGCACCAAGAGCTATAGAGGACTTAAGGACTAGAGGAGAGAAAAGTGCATCAGCAACTATGGCCGCCGCTAGAGAAACCACTCAGCCATTAAATAATATTTCATTGCAAAACTTACCTAAAGACGAGGCTTTAAGAATTGCACAACGTAGACAAATGCGTGGAGCTGATCCAAGCGCAGATGTATCTATTGATGAATTAGAAAATACTATAGGCGCTTCAGCTGCAAGACGAGAGACAGCAAAACAAAAACCAATATTAACTGAACAAGAAAAAGATATTTATTACTCTCCATCTGGTCAAGAAAACCAAATGACAGATCAAGAAGTGGATTCAAAGAACAAGGAAGCTTCAATAATAGTGGAAGACCTTGCTGTTAACGGCAAGTTAAATAAAAATACTTTAAGAAAAGCATTGAACGATAGTTTTGGTGGATCAATTAAAATAACTAATACAGATGTTGATACTTATTTAAAGTTATTGGAAGAAGATGGAGTTGTTTTAAAAGATAAAAAAGGTAGATATGTAAAGGCCGATCAACGAGCGTTAGACATTAAAGCCAAGTCAGAAGCTATTAAGCAAAGAGGTAAAGAAATACTGAACCTGCAGAATAAAGCTGTGTCAGAAGAAGAAATAGATAATTTAGCTATAGAATACATGGCACTAAAGAATGAAGCAGATGCATTGGAATCAGCCTCAGAGAAAGTCAAGACAGAAAAAACAGAGCAGGTAAAATCTGAAGACGTTATTCCTGACTACACATCTAAAAGAACATCAGATCAAGCCTCAAAATCTCCATATACAGATGCCTATAAGTTAAAATTAACTTCTGTGCTTAATAATTTAAAGCAACAATTAAATGATATGGGTCTTGGCGATATTAGATTAGAAGGCGAATCTATTATTTCTAATCAAGATGGCAGAGAAGATGCTTCGTTAGAAGGTTATTTTGGCTCTACCCCTGAAGGAAAACGTATTATTGGACTGGCGATGGATTTATATGATCCTAATCTTACAGAGGCTCAGTTAACAAAAAAACTTTCTGGCGTTATGAACCATGAGATTATACACGCTCTTAAAAACATGGGAGCGTTTACAGATGCAGAATATGACATCCTCGTTAAGGCGGCCATAAAGAGGAAGTATGTTGGATTAGAAAAAGGTAAGTTTGTTAAAAAAGAATATTCTTATATGGAAAGAGCAAGCGCACTTTATAAAGACCAAGGATTGACTGAAGAAGGAATACAAGAAGAAGCCGTAGCAGAAATGTTTCGTGACTACGCAGATGGTAAATTAAAAGTTGTTGCAAAGCCAAAAAGTATATTTGATAAGATAATCAGATTCTTAAAAGCAATATTTACTAGCAATTATGATGCTGGATTTACTGAGTCAAATCAAATATTTGCAAACATTCTTTCAACTAAAACAGAAGTTGAAATCAAAAGAAAACAATCTGTTCCAAAGTCTGCTAGAAGTTTAACAAAATACTCTACCGCTGGTATAGCTGCCGGGTACATAAGACCTGAGCTAGGTAACACAGAAAGAATAAAACAATCATTTAAAGATGTAACAACAAGAATAGATGCCCTAACTGAAGCCTCTGAAAAATTATATCAAGGCAAAATAAACTACGCACAATATGATAAGTTAGTTAATGATGTAAAGCCTATAGTTCCTTATGAAACTGTTCCTGCTCCTGCAACAATTAATGAAATGAGAGAGGCTTTAGCTGGAGAAAAGAAAAAAGCAATTATAAACAAATTACAAGAAATACCTGAAGGAACAAGAATAAAATTAAGATTGGATATTCCAGCTTACACAACAAAAGGCACATGGGTTCCAACTATACATAATATGGCAGGGAAAGCTATATCACATGAATCTACTGCTATAATAACAAATGCAGACTTTACAATGTCTGAAGCAGATCAAAATAAAGGATTAGATATAGCTAGAAGAAAGCCATTTGGTGCTGAATTTAGAGAAACAGGAGACATTACTAAAGCTAAAAGAATGACAAAATCTCCTTATGCTACAATTTCTGGTGATTTAGTTCAAACAACTCCTGATAATTCTTTTGCAGAAGCTCAAGCCGCTATGAATGATCCTACATTTATACAAGTTGGCTTTGATCCTGAAAGACATTCTTATTTTTACGATAGAACAACAACACAACCAGTTGTTTCAGCGGAGCGTGTTATACAAGTTGGACCACTTGTACTAGCTAAAAACCCTGTGTTTGAAGGCAAAGAACAATTTAAATATTCTAAGACATCTTCTGAATTAGAAGGGCTTGAGAACAGATTAATTGGGTTCATTAAAGATAACCCTGATGGTTTTACAATAGACCCTGATACATTCTTTATACCTAGTAAAGGAAAAGCAGTTGCTCCAGTTAAAGCGGCTGAGATTGTTACAAGACCTGAACTTATTACACCTAGTTTAATAAGAGATTATGCTAAAAATGTTCAGATTATGACTAAAATAGCTGGGTCAATGAGTTTAAATAACAAAGTTTACGCTGGTGGATGGTTAAATAAAAAGACAAAAGACAACCCTAAAGGTGATGGCTTATTTTATTTAGACGCAACTATGGTTATTGAAGACACTAGAGACGCTCTATATACTGCAGAAGCAGGAAATCAAAAGGCAATTTTTGACTTAGGAGAATTTTATGAAACAGTCACAGAAGACGGAATCCAAAGACTCAAACAAGATCGTTCTTACAGTGGCGACCGCAGAGCAAGAATTGGAACAAATATACGACAATATAGTCAAGAATTTATTGAGGCAAGGCGTCAAGATCCATCCAGACAAACAATAGATAAAAAATATTCTTCTATAGCAAGAGCTAAATCTACCCTTGATCCAAATGGTAGACCATTAATTGAT